GTATCCCTAAACTACTTGAGGAAAAAGTATGGACGCAACTAAGAACCAGGTGGGTGGTGATCACTACAAGACTGCCATCCAGCCAATCGAATACATCATGGCAAACAACTTAGACTTTTGCGAGGGTAACATTGTTAAGTACGCTACACGCTGGAGAAATAAGGGGGGTGTTGAAGACCTACGCAAGATCAAGCACTACTGTGACTTTTTGATAGAGCGTGAATTGAACCCCTAAACATGCTATAATCGGGGCATGAAAAAAGACAGCCTCTTAAAAAGAATCGGAGTCTCTGGGTACAACAAGCCCAAGAGAACACCTAACCATCCCACCAAGTCTCACGTTGTGGTAGCCAAGGAAGGCGATAAAGTAAAGACTATACGCTATGGTCAGCAAGGCGTGAGTGGTGCAGGCTCAAACCCCAAGACAGCCAAACAAAAGGCTCGTCGTAAATCCTTCAAAGCTCGTCACCGCAAGAACATCGCCAAGGGTAAGATGTCTGCTGCGTACTGGGCCAACAAATCTAAGTGGTGATCCCATGCCAATGGTAGGTAAGAAAAAATACGCATACACTCCTGCTGGTAAAGCAGCGGCAATGAAAGAAGCTAAGAAGACTGGCACGAAGATGTCTTATGGCAAGAAAAAGAAGTCGATGCTATCCAAATGAAGAAGTCCAGAGTAAACGAAGCCGGTAACTACACCAAGCCCACCATGCGGAAGAATCTCTTTGAAGCCATCAAGGCTGGAGGTAAGGGTGGTCGTCCTGGTCAGTGGTCAGCACGTAAAGCGCAGATGCTGGCAAAGCGCTACAAGGAAAAGGGTGGGGGATACAAGAACTAATGAAGAAGCCTCAAAAGTCCCTGCTCGATTGGGGCAAGCAGAAGTGGCGAACCAAGTCAGGCAAGCCTAGCACTCAGGGTTCCAAAGCTACTGGCGAAAGATATTTGCCCAGCGCAGCCATCAAGGCTATGAGTCCAGCAGAGTATGCCGCTACCACCAAGAAGAAGAGAGCCGATATAAGGAAAGGAAAGCAGTTCTCTAAGCAACCAAAGAAGGCCGCAGCTAAGACTAAGGGTTATCGTTAGTAAGTCCAGATAACCTGTACTGTTTCTCTCAGGTCAACATGAATGAAGTTCTTGGCAATACCTATGCCACCAAACCCCATCTTCATGGCCTCTTTCACGATTACATAGCCCTCAGAACCACTGTTGATATGGATGTCAGCAGCGATACCCTGGGCATGAGTGCCTGGCCTAGTCTTACGTGCTTCAATAGAGTGTGACGGATCTCGATAACCGCTGGTGATAGTGAAGGGGAATCCACACTTGTGGCGCAAGTGATCTAACTTCTCAAGAAAGAATGGGTTCATCTCATTGGCCCCAGTCTCCTGGCAATTAAACTCTTCGATATTGAAGTATTGCATCTGCATCAGTGTAGCTCCAGGTTGTAACCAAAGTAAGAATTGATTAACTCTGCCTTGGCAACTTCCATGCTGTAGAGTATGTCTGGATCTTCCATGTTCGATACGATTCGAATGTGGTCTTCAGCGATTCCAATCACAATCATTGTGTCGAATTCCTTGCAAAGTTCCGACAGATCAGGTCTTAAATTAGTTACTTTGGACATATTACTTCCTCATATTCATTAGCTTGCTTGCACCTTTGATTCCAAAACTGGCTGATATAGCAATGAAAAGAAGATACTGATACCACTCAGGCAGACCTGCAAGGGCAACAAAGGCTTCATTCACTCTATCAACAACAGTCATATCGTCAACGATTATAGCATAACCAACCATGAATATCGGAACAGAGAGCACTATTGTCCAGAACTCATCCTTCCAACTGTTAGCAGAAGCATCGGCCATCTTTGCTTCCCAGTCAGCATCGTTCTGTATGACGTTCATCTTGGCCTCGTGCTTGGCCTTAGATTGCTCTGCCTTGTTAGACAGGTATCCTTTAGCCAGGTCTGCTACTGGCCCGAGTAGAGCAGTGAATATGCTCATTGGAACATCTTCCCAACAACAAATAATCCTATGATTAAAGGATAGATTCCCCAGATCATCATTTCGGCTTTCTTAAATCTTTCAGAGCCATCCGATAACCTGCGCTCGATGTTAGCGTATCTTATAGAGCACTCTTTCTCATGCCCCTCAAGTTTTAGCAAAGCCTCTTTTACAGTAGCCATTATCTTTTTACCATTAGTATTATTCCATAAATCATAACTGGGATTATAGCTATGCCAACTGCGACCACAGACAAAAATGTTTTCAGTAGCTGTACTCTTGTCCTTCTTACTGCCGCCAACCTTCTAGCTTCAGACTCCCTCTTGCGTTTACACTCTGCTTGATAGTTCAGCCAATCGCTGTACATATCTGGGCGGCCAGCATAAACCATGTATTCCTTGAGCCAAGTCTCTTGTTCCTTAATCTTCTCCAGGGCCATAAAAGCGTCCAAGTCACTCTTCCCCTTAGACGCTACACGTTTTGCTATGGCACTCTTATTGTCAAAGTATCTTTGAGCTGCATCCGAGCAGTCATAGATCTCCTTACCATTGCTGATAGCAGTTTTAATAACCTGGAATGCGGCATTAGCTGCTGCTATCTCTGCTAACATTTTTTATTCACTTAGAAGCAGAACGAATGTCTTGGGCAATACCTTCAACAAATGTAGCTGAACCAGCACCAATACCCTTGGCGGTATCAGTAACCATGCTTTGTGCGGAGTCAACAGTTGAGTTGACAATCTGCTGCGAACCGTCAACAGCACCATTAAAGGTGTTGCATCCAGCAAGTACAAAAAGAGTTGCGATTAATAATGCTTTCATTTATATATCCTCGTTATTAAGTTAAGGCGCTGTAGGCCAGTTAATATCTGTAGGGAATCCTGACTGATCTGTTATGTCACGTAGTTCTTCTCGATACGTAGCCCAGGATGCTTTTGTGGTACTGTCTAGTGGCGAATCAGGCATTTGCGTCCAGTCGGATTCAGATAACTTTTCGTCTCTATCATGCCTAGCATTTCTAGCAAGATTTTCTAGTTCATCTGTTGTCCAATCCCTAACTGTCCAGCCCAATGTCCACACACCATCTACTAGCGTAGGTGAATCGTCAGGCACCGCAGTTTGACTAGGTGGAGTGGTAGGCTTAGTAGCCGTCTCTACATTATAGACTCCCCAATCAGCTAAGGCTTCAGGGGGCATTTCTTTTGGGAAAGAAGTATCAGGATTATCTCCCCTTAATTTTCTAACGCTATATGGAAAAGAATCTACAGCATCATTTACTATTTTTACTAACATGGTTTATTCCTTTGAATTAAGGCGCTACTCCGCCCAGTAAAATGTGGCCACCGGATGTATCACCGCCGCGTGTAAGTGTCCCTGCCAAGGTTAAACTGGTCGGGTCTGAATAATCATAGACGTATATGGTGTTGTTTTCAGATCTAGCTTTAGCAAAAACTAACTCCCGCACTGGGTCTACTGCCAAGGTTCGACCGCTCCCGCCACCAAGATTAACATTAGAAACAGTATCCGTAATACTCATAGACGAAGTATTGCTGTAATCTACAACCGATAAGCTGTCCAGACATAAACAAAAAACCAATTCTTTACTTGGGTCAGTTGCAAGTGCAGAGGGTTGGTTTAAATTTATAACACTATTAAGGCTGCTAATAACCGATAAACTCGCAACATTTGATGTATCTATAACAGTAACCTTATCATTAGAATAGTGACCAGTAAAAACAAGGTCTTTTGTAGTATCTATTGCCAAGCCTCCAGCGGTATTCATATTAGTAGAAGAAACTAAAGTTGTTCTTTCTGACATGCTGGCAGGATTAGATATATTAATAGATGTGAGTCGCCCTCCCGCCTTCATAAATGCAGTGTCTCTAGCAGTGTCCAAAACTATTTTATCGCCACCATAAGTAGTAGCTAAACTGCTCGTTATAGACAGGGATGAAGGTGTACTATAATCAACAGCATTAAAGTAATTGGGGGTCTGACCAGAAACATAAACAATTTCTGTAGTAGGGTCTGCTGCAACGCCTCTTGGGAAATCAATGTAAGTGCTACTTGCAATTGAATCCTCTACGCTAACATTTGATATGTCGCTAAAATCTACACAGGTTAGTTCATCAGCCAGTACATTGCAGTAAAACGCCAAATCCCTTGTAGAATCTACGGAGCTTGCATAGCCTATGGAAACGCGGGTATCAGTAACAGTATCCTCGACTGACATATTATCTACATCAGCAACATCAAGACCTGTTGCATCATTTGCCCCTATAACCACGCCTGTAGTAAACTGACCGCTAGTCAGGTCGGCCCCTGAGGCTTTCGCTTTTAATACTTTGTTAGCTATAAACCCCATTATGCCATCGCCTGTCCAGCAGTGAAGCCGTAGTAAGTAGTACCGCCATCAATAGTATAGAATACAAAAACATCTACACCACCACTGGTTGTTGTCAAGGTAGGCGCTGTGCCTCCCGCCCAGTCAACACTAGCAGGCCAAGTGATTGTGCGAGCTGTGCTGTCCTGGATAACTTTCAGGGTAAAGGATGAGGCATTGCCCGTAGCTGCTGGGTTGCTAAATGTGTACGTTGTAGCGCCTGTCAGGGTATGCGTAAAGTTAGTAGCAGTTGCTAGGTTAATAGTAGTTGCCGTACCTGTAAGGGTTTCTGCGTCTTCTGTAATACCCCCTGCAATAGTGATAGAGTCAGCAGCCACTTCACCATTTACATCGACACCTGAAGTTGTAGTTGTTAGTCTATCGACACCATTGTAATTTAACTGACAGCTACCTGAAGTATTAAACCTGGCATATGTCTGACCACCTAACCCTGAAATACCATTGCCAATATCAACATAGTTAGTGCCACCAACAAACAGGTTGCCTGTACCATAATCACCGACATAGCTGTTGGAGCCATCATGGAATATTTCTAAATCTGCACCAGTACCGAAGTTAGCCTTGTCATTATCACCGAAGTTAATGTCAACACCGCCAGTGGTGTTACCAATAGCCAGTGTTTGAGCGAGGCTTTCACCACCACTAGCTTGAGAATCTACATATGCTTTAATAGATTGCTGTGTCGCCAGAGCCGTAGCACTGTTGGAAGCCATGGTATCTTCGTCTAAGATGTCTGTAACAGTGACAGCGCCAGTACCAGATAGACCGTTGAACTCAACAGTACCAATGACATTAATGCCTGTGGCAGTAGTCAAGAATTTCTCTGTGCCGTTGTAACGTAGACTGATAGCACCATCTTCATTGAAGATAGCCATGATCTCTGTGTTGTCAGTATTGCTAAATACTATTCTGTCAGAAGCCTGAACATACAAGTCGCCTGCACCCGTATCAACTATCCTGCCATCAGTACCATCGTGATATATCTCTAGGCCTGTTACACCACCAAATAGGGCTTTATCATTAACGCCAAAGCTGAGGTCTGCTGTTGATGTACCACCATCGAAAGTAATGGTTCCGGTAACATCTATACCAGTGTTAGTGGTTGATAGCTTGTTACTGTTATTGTACTTGAGGTCACAACTACCAGAAGTATTGAACCTAGCATAGGTCTGGCCGCCAGCTCCTGTTACACCATTGCCTATCTCGACGTAGTTTGTACCGCCAACAAACAAGTTACCAGTGCCTGAATCTTTTACATAACTGTTAAGGGTGTCATGGTAGATCTCTAGGTCAGCACCCAGGCCAAATGTAGCCTTGTCATTGTCGCCAAAAACTATATCAGCTCCACCTGTGGTATTCCCGATAGCAAGGGTCTGGGCAAGAGTCTCGCCACCACCAGTACCGCCAGTGCTAGAGATTGTTCCATCTGCTGCAATAGTAATGTTAGTGCCTGCAGTTAAAGAAGCTACTACGTTATCAGTATCAGTAACGTCAGCCAGAGCCTCAATTCCGTCCAGCTTAACGCCGTCAGAGGAAATGTTGCGACCATTGACAGTGCCGTTTACCAAGATGCCAGAGCTTGTGGTCTCAAGCCTATCAACATTGTTGTAGTTTAACTGACAGCTTCCAGCTGTATTGAACCTAGCATAAGTCTGCCCACCAGCACCAATAACTCCATTGCCGATATCAACATAACTTGAGCCACCTATAAATAGATTACCTGTGCCGTCATCAACTACGTAGCTGTTCGTTCCATCGTGATAGATTTCGAGATCAGTGTTGGCACCAAAAGTAGCTTTATCGTTATCAGCAAATGCAATGTCCGTTCCACCAGTGGTGTTACCGAGAACCAATGTCTGCGCCAGGGTTTCGTTACCGCCGCCACCGCCAGTGCTGGTAATTGTGAAGCTAGGGTAAGTGCCAGTAACGGTAGTGCCACCTGCGCCTGTAAGAGCTACAACCTGATCTGGGGCAGTGTTAGCAATCTCACCACCGGCTGACAAGCTAATGCCTGTACCCGCCGATAGAGAGGCAACAACATTTGTAGTATCAGTTACATCTGCGCCTGTCTCGATACCACCGAGCTTAGTCTGATCTGCATCAGTAAAGGCGTTAGTATTAGAATTGCTTTCATAGGCTGTTTTAATTTGTGCGGGAGTCTGGTCAGCAGTTGCTCCGGCCTCAATGCCGTCCAGCTTAGTGCCATCTGCGGATACATCACGACCATCGAAAGTGCTAGTGGTAGTTACTGGGCCAGTCAATGCTCCGCCAGTTAAGGGCAGGAAGTCTCCGCCACCGCCACCGCCACTTGATGTAGTTGCAATGACATTACCATCCCCATCAAACCCCAATACTTTGTTAGCTCTGTTGGCCGCCAAAGGCAGCTCAAGGGTTGCGCTATCCTCTTCATCTTGAAGACCGATAGACCGACTTATGTCAGTCTGCAGTTGGTTCATTGCGATGTAAGTTTTATCGAAGTCAGCATTTACATCTGATGCAAGGAAGTCTCCAGAGTTCTGGTACTGAGTTGTTCTGGTTATAGGCATAGCCAAGATAATAGCAATCTTGTCCCCAGCAAAAGCGGGCGAAGTAAGAAGCATATTGCCGCCAGTATCGGAACCTACGCCAGTAACAAGATAGTCCGTAGTCAAGGAAAGCTCTACGCCATTCTTCAGCACCTTCAAGTCACTGTTAGAAAGTATCTCGAATGTATAGGCAAAGACAGTCTGGCCTGCCGATGCAATGTAATCGTTTCTAGTTACTCCACCAGTTACAGGCATCTTAGTTCCTCAAAAATAATGTTCATAAATATGCGCTCAATTATACTAAAATTTGGTTAAAAAATATACAGCTATTGTGCCTTCTCATAGTTTTCCATGGCCTTCAGGTACTGCCCTACAGACTGCCTAGCTCTTTCATAGACCTGCCTATCAAGCTGCTTGAGTCTCTCTGCCTTCTCTTCTGACGACATACGCATATCACCACGTACCTGTCTTCTCTGCTTGTTGAGCTTAGCAATTTTCTTAGCTGCCCTTTTGACCTGGCCTTCCTGAGAAAACATAAACTCATGCTCTTTTCTGTAAGCCTTTTTCTTCTGACCAGTGTAAGACTTCAGTGAGTTAGACTTGATCTTAACTTCCTGTGATAAGTCATAAAAAGTATTGCCAACAATAGATGCGCCGCTAACCGGGCTACGAACCAAGAAGCTACCCATAACGGGTATATCCAGATCTGAGCTTGGTCTTGCAGAGTAGGGCTGGTCATTAAACTCTCTAACCTGGCCCAATATAAGGTCGCCAGCACCAGTGATGTACTTAGAGGAACTAGCAAAAGTACCCTTCAGAAGAGCATCAACATTAGCAGGAGCCATACCAAACTTCTCACCTAGCGCTCTAGCTGTCTCACTGGTGTATGGAGTTGCCCTAAGCTCTGGCTCAAGATCATCCAAATATTCAGGGTAAATAGGCTGACCACGATAGAAGTTCCAGTTAGTTGCAATCTCAAGGCCAATCTTTGCTGGGGGTGGTAGCAATCCTGTAGCATCTGAAACAGGGCTAACAGACATCCACAAACCAGCCAGCACCTCTTCGTATATGCTCCTGCCAACAGGGTTATTGCTCTGATGGCTCCAGGTCATAAACTTCTCTGGCAGTGTTCCAAAGATATACCCTGGTGCAAAGGGCTTAGGTATTCTGGCCCAGTTTCCATTAACCTTGTAAACCCAATGCGTATCACGAACCCACTGCGGTATGTTTAGATACTCTTCTCGCTCATCATCTGGAGCGCCATACAGGTAGTATCCAGCCAACAGCACACTAGGCATAGTAATGGTCATTGCCGCTATAGCACCAACCTGCTTTGGATTCTTCTTGAATGCCCTGACTAACTTGTCAGTACCCTGAACCGCAGCGTTAAAGAATGGCACGTACCTGTTAATCTTTTTGCCAACACTACCAGAACGCATGAAGTCAGCAGTACCCTGGCGAGATTCCTGGGCTGCCCTCAAGTCAGACATACCTGCTCTCTTAGAAGCATTGAATATCCCGATGCGAGTTGCTTGCTCAGTAGCGTTAGCAAAGTCAGCAAGGGGCTGAAGACCAAAACTACGCAGCATCTTCATGGAGTACTTCTTCTCATCCATCAAGTCTTTGTGTGCGTCATACAGGCCAGTGTCAGACAGATCCATGTATGTACCCATAGAGCCACCAGATGCTCTCCATTGGTTGTAGGACTCACCATCACCGACCAAGGATGCAAGGCCCTTAACCATATCAATAGGAGTTGGTTTAGCTTCTGCCATCAGTACAGCGTTAAACTGATCCCTAAAGGTGTTCTTAATAACAAATTCAGGAGTCAGTGTCGCACCCATTCTAAATACAGTAGTTGGCAATGCAGCAGTCTGCTTAAACAGTCTTTCACCAAAGCTCATTTGCTCTGGCTTCAGGTTAGTCATGGCCTTCAGTATTGGATCAGACACCTCCCAGAATGTGCGCTTTCCATCAATATAAACTTCTAGGGCATTTTCAGGAGGACGGTTAGATGGAACAAAAGCCTCTTTACCATCTACAGTTACCTTCATCATTAGCTGGGACTGCGGTATTCTCTGGATAAACTCAGGAATAAAGTCTGCTAAATTAACTATGCTTCTGGAAATGTTGTTCCTGGCCGACAAGTCAATGATTCGTGCAGTGTTACCAATGATGCTATTGATAGGGTCTTTAATAGCAAGATCAGAGCCTCTCAGGCGCTTTATTACGGCCTTAGCTGATGCACCACTAAATAACTTCTTACCGCCCTTAGAAGGCTGCATAAGGGGCTTCAGTATCTCTACTGCACCGGGATCGTCAGCAATGATTCTGTCATACTGATCTTGTGTTATCTTCTCATCATCAATGACCTGCTGTATCTCTTCATCAGACAAAACGCCCAGAACCTTACGAACTTGATCCTGGTTAAATCCTTTGTTGTTCAGGAAGTCGTTAAGCATCACACGCTGGAAAGGTATGTAATTTGGGTTGGCCTTAATAATCTCATCGTATTGCTGTTGAGACATATTGCCTGATTTAACAAACAGCTCCAGTACGCGCTTCTGGAATCCATACAGCTCTTGTGCTGTGGAATCAAAGAACTCAATAGCTTCGCCATACTTGTACTGTAGGTCTGCCAGATCAATCTCTGCCTGAAGTGCCTGCTGCTCTGTAACTCTACGCTCAGTGACCGGGCCAACAAACTTCTTGTCTTTGGCAAACTCGGGCTGTACTACTGTGGGCTGTGGCTTTGTCGGGCCTGCAAGTTCTGGTGCTCTTGTAGAAACTGTTGGTGCTCTTTCTAGCTGAACAACCATTGTGCCGTCTGCGAACAATCTGGTGTCAGAGCCGGGAATCATTTCCTTGCTAACTTTATTCCCATCAAACGTAGAGTCAACATCTACAGACAGAAGCAGCTCTGCATTGTTTTGATCAGCAAACTCGTAAATGTCGTTTAAAGTGTCTTGAGTTATGTTGCCATCTATTTTTACATCTAGCTTTCCACTTATAATCTTAGCCACAACTTGTGCAGCCGATAAATCATATTTTTCTTGCAAGGTAGTAGAAAGGTTGTCAGCAACTTCCTGGGTCAACTCTGCATCGCCTGGAGAAACCTCAACCTCTGGAGCAACATCTCGTTCACCGGGAATGGTGTAGCTCTGCAAGTCCTGCTGGATACGACGAGCAATCAGGTACTTGGCAAGGTCTGCTTTTCTCCTTGCGCTGTTAGGCTCAGAACTAAACAGCTTGGCATCAAAGGCTTCCAGGATTGGCTTCAAACCAATACCTGTCTTAACCATGTTGCCATTCTTGTCCATAGAATATGTGTTTCTCTGGAGAGTGTACTTAATGTTTCCAATGATTCCGTTGTACGCACTAATAAGAAGCTCAGTGTTAGCACCATCAAGTACCTGGGCGCCACGACTCTTTGCCAGTTTCAGGGCTTTCTCTACCGCATCAAACTTGTTAGCAAATGCCGCATAAAAATTAGCAAATAGGCTTTGGCTGTGATCAATCATAGGTGTCGGTTTATCAACCAGCTCAGGCTGATCAACAAATTCGTCCAGCAATTCACCTTCTTTCATGTCATACATCTCAGCTCTTTCAGCAGTCTCCTGCTCTATAAGGAACTTCTCAAACTCAGATATATTTTCATTAAACTCTGCCTGTTCAATATTGTCTGCGTACTCAATATCCTCACCAGCCAGGGATGCCTCAGTTTCAACAGGAACTTCTGCCTCATTATATCGGGCAACCTCTTCATACATTGTGTCGAAGTAAGCCCTGATATCTTCTTCTGTATCCAACCTTTCTAGCTCATCCATGTATCTCTGCTTTTCAGCTATAGCCACATCGGTTGTTGGATCAAAAAACGTACCCTTAATTGAATCGGAACCAGCATCAATCCACTCAATCACCATCTCTGCCACATCAGTGTCACTGAGCAAACGAGATCTATCAGTAGCAATGTTATCGTCGATCAGGGCAAGCTCTTCATTGAGCCTTTCAGTAAGATCAGAAATAGTCTGCGTGTGATTTTCTACAGACCACAAACGCTTTAAGCCCTTACCTTGTGGCGATCTCTTGTTGCCTAGATTTCTTCCAACTCGGTCAGTTCGATAGATATTGGCAGGGTCTAATCCATAGCTAATTAACTGTTCAGGATTTAGTGGCCCACCATTAACAACAAAGTCCAGCAGCTTAGGCGCTTCCTTCTCAATCTTTTGCATTTCCTTATCTAGCTTATTAATCTGCTCTTGTTTCTTTTCTTCCAGCGACTCAAGCTCAGAGGCCTCGTACTCATCAAGTATCTGCTGCTTGTTCTCCATATCCTCAACTTCTCGGTTATAGAGAGTCTGCTTCATAAACTCAAGCATACTTTGGTCTTCAGATTTTTCCTGTTGAGAGGCGTAATCACCAGTCTTGGACTTATTAATTACAGACCTGACAGGCGCGTTCTCTTCAACATCGGTTTCCTCATCAACTACATTTTGCAGCTCTTCATCCGTCAGCCCCTCAAGAGCTTCCATGATTTCCTGCTCAGTGCGCCCCTGATTAGACAGTATGTTACTAAAAGCAACACCTACAGTCTTAACGCCACCCATAGTAGCAATCAATCCAGCTTCAATAAGGAACTGGTCTTTGTCAGGAACAATGCGATCCCACACTTCATCGACAGTGAATGTTTCACCAAATGCCATATCAACGTAGGTATTCAGTACAGCAGCAACACGCTCCTCACCAAGCTCATTAAGAACACCATGCCAACCAGCTCTGGTCAGTATCTCCTGAACCTTAGCGTTAGGCTGTATCTTCTGGTAAGCCTTGGTAATGCCCTCTAGCAGCTTGGGTGGTAACTTATTTAGGGAGGTCTTGGCATTAGTAGCAAGTCTGCGAGTAATTGGGTTTATAACGTACTGCCCAACCTTGGCACCAACAAGCTCACTAGCAACTTCAGCGTTAGTGTAGGCAAATGCTTTAAGGGCAGTGGTCGCTGGGGATTCTTTGGCATCACTCAAGATAGCCTGACCTGACTGAGTAAGCTGTACATACTGGCCCAACCGGAGATTGCCATAGTTGCGCTGATTTGCAGGAACCATTGCAGCAGACTGTGCAGCAACCCTAGCGGCATAACCTGTATAACGTGCAGTAGCAGCAGCTTGTGCAGACACCATAACGCCCTTGGTTAGAGCCTGTGTAGTAGCAGTCTGTGCAGTCTTACCCACGCCACCAGTAGCAACAAACTCGGCTATAAACGCAGGAATAGGCGCACCGTAATACTTCATGCCGCCACGCCAGGTAAAGCCCCTTATCTGCTTTTCCAGCTCCATGTCTATGTAGTCATTAAAATTAGATTCTTCAGACTCGGTAAGTGGCTCCCCATCCTGTATCTTCTTGGCAACCGCAGCAAGTCCCAGGGCCTCGTAACCTTTAACAAGTCCACCGAGGGGCAGGTAATCAGCCGGGGTAATAAAGTCATCGGCCTCACTCCAGCCAATAGGATTGTCCTTCATCTCCTCGATCTGCTCTGGGGTAAATCGGGTAAGCGCAAGGTTCCATGTGGTATCTTCATTCTTCTGTGCCTGGTCGTTAAACTCAAGCATAGAGGGGTCGGTCAAATCTACAGTGTTATTCAGGGCAGCAACATTCTGCTCGCCAATAGTCATGGGCTTATCGGTAGGAGCAAATACAAGGTCTTCTACTGTCCTGTCCGTAGGGGCAAACACAAGGTCTTCTACTGGCTTATCAGTAGGTGCGAACACAAGATCTTCTACCTCTTCTTGGAAAGGTACAGACTCATCGGATGGATCAAGATTGTCAATGAAGCCTGGATTGACTTCAGAGCTCAATTCTTCAAACATTTCCTTGCTAACTTCTGTACCCTCAAACTCGTAACGAGGAGGTAGCTGAGTTGATTCAACCATTAAACTTATCCTTACTTAGTGCGTTGTAGACCTTTATAGATATATGGAGTTCCAACTGGAAGTGCATCATACTCGGCCTGAGTTGGATTAGTCAGAATTGGTGCAGTAGTCTTGCCAATCAGCGTTTGCGCTCTAACAGCCATTCTGGCTCTAATATCGTCAACAGCATTTTGGGCTTCTTGCTTGTAGATGTTTTCTATGGACTTATCATTTAAAATACTACGGCCTTTCTCTTGTCGCTCGGCATTCTCTTCTCTAATACGAGTCTCTGCATTGTCCCACAAGTACCTAACACCCTCACCACGCATACTGACAGGTATCATTGTATCAATTATCTCTTGAGCCTTGTACATACGATCATACAGCTCAGCACTAGACTTGGCTTTAGCTGACTGCGTAAGGTTTCTAAACTGCGTCCTCCAGGACTCCGCCAACTTAAACTCAACATCACCCCTGGTCTGGGCCTCAAGCATAGCGTTCTCAATTTGCTTAAATCCTTCTAGTTGCAGCTCTGGATCTTCTATCTGTAATACGTCATAAGACTGCTGTATCAGTTGATTGTAGATAGCTGGCTTAGTAGTAGCCGTCAGCTTCTCCACAGAGTTCAAGTAGGTAATGCGTAACTTTGCATCTGCCTCTGGAATCTTGCCCTCAACACGCAGCTTGTTAATGTCTGCTTTCTTTTGGTCTATGCTAATCACAGTGCTATTTAGAATAGTATCGTCATACTCAGCAAGGTTAGTGTACTGAGTTTCTAAGTCCACAAGGCGAGCCTCTTTAAGCTCTGTAATCCTGGCCTTCTCTGCATCCTCAAACAAGGAGACAAGCTCTTTCCTTACAGCCTTCTTTTCCTTGGGAGTAAACTCTTTCAGGTCTGCATCATCAAAAGCCTTAATGTAATCTTTGGCCTTTTGCTTTTTACCAGCAGTGTCTAGCTGATCATTATCAATAATCAGTCTTTGTGCGCCACCAGTAAGTTGCGCCACCTTGGAGCTATACTCTAATTTAAGGCCGTACTCTGCCAGCTCTTCCTGATCTGTTGCACCAGATGCAACAAAGTCTGGAGCTATGGTTTTGTTAAATTCTTCTTGAAGCTCTCTGGCTTCATCATCCTTGCCATCAGCTATGAGGTTAAGCAGTGTGTTTTCATGCAAGCTCTTCTGCACAGCCCAGGATGCCTTTGATTGGTCTAGCTCAATCTTCTGTTGGGCCTTTAGCACAGATGCACCTTGCTGCCGACTAACAGTACCAAAGTATTTCTCTACGCCCTGCTGCAACTCCAAAGGTACAGAACCCTTCAACCCATCATATAGACCTTTAGCCTTGGCCTCGAACGCCTCAATGTCAGACGGATTCTCAGTAGCAATGTCGGACAAACCGGCATTAATATCTTCCATGATCCC